GTCCCGTGTAGAGGCTTATGTAGAGTCTCGCCTGTTTGACCGAGATGGCGCGATGGGTGCAAAATTCAGTCTTATCAATAATTTTAAGGGATGGAGTGAACGCCAAAATATTGAGCATACCGGCGTGGGTGGAGGCCCGATTATGTATGCTTTATCTGATGTTGAGCTGGAAAACTCACTCCAAGAACTGCTGAGCCGGATAAAAGACGACGAATTAATGCTTTCAGATAAAGATGGTTCTGCCATATATGAAGATACCCCCGAAAACCCCGAAAATACAGGGGTTTAAGGCATTTTGGTTGACGTAATACACATTATAGGAAGTTATTATTCAGGTCCTGGAGGCTTAGAAAAGGCCGAAAAATCGATGTAGTTGCCGTTTTTAGGTTTAGGCCGGGGTATGTCTTTCCTAAAAAAATAAGGACAATCCAGTCCAGGCAGCAGTGATTGTATAGCTGCCTGCTGAACCCTAGGCCTGGTATAGGAAAAGCCGACAGGGGGTAGGGGGGGGTAGGTTTCCCGCGCCTTCGCATTTGGTTTAGGAGTCCCGTTTCCTCCACGTCCATACCTTTACACATTTCCCTTGATGTTTTTTAGGGGATGTTTTTTGGAGGGGGGGTAGGGTTCCTGTAAAGCCCGGCTTATATATAAAAGCCCGAAAAATTTTTTATATAGAATTTCTATTAAGGTTGTTGATAGTATGGCTAAGGCTAAAGCTAAAGCTGAGGCGAAAAAGCAGAAGCAGGAGATCAATGTTGGTGGACTTACCCGTATGGAGAAGGAGAGACTTTTCTTACTCCTGGAGGAAAAAGAGCGGCGCGAGGACATAAAGCGTTGCAAAAAAGACTGCCTGCACTTTATATCAACTCATATACGAATAGAGGACCGTGACGAGGCGGTTACTCCTATGTCTGACATGGATTTACCGGAGTATTCCGTTGGGGATTACGAGGACAAGCCTGACGGGATCGCGATTCCTTTTATATTGTGGGATGGGCAGAAAAAAGCCCTTGAGACGTTTTTGAAAAAGCGTCTAATTATTGCCCTAAAAGCTCGGCAGTTAGGTCTTACCTGGCTGGGATTGGCCTATGCGGTGTGGCGCATGGTATTCTTCCCTGGCTATCAGGTTGTAGTTCTATCAAAAAAGGAGATACCTGACGCCAAGGAGCTTATTAGGAGGACTAAGTTCATGCTTCGGCACCTGCCGAAGCACATAATTATGGAGAAAAAAGAGGCTCCTCCGTGGTGGAACGGGCCAACATGGGAATCAGCGGCCCTGTCGGTTACAATTCACCACTACAAAAGGGAGCCTTCCAACCTGTTCAGCATGGCCGCAACCGAAGATGCTGGGCGTTCATTTACCGTTAACCTGGTGCTTTTAGACGAATGGGCTTTCCAGCAGTATGCGGAAGAGATTTTCACTTCAGCTTATCCGACAATAAACCGGCCTACTGGTGGACAGGTTATAGGTATTTCAACTGCCAAGCGGCTGACTTTTTTTGAAAAGATGTGGAAAGAGGCCGTTTTAGACAAAAACGGCTTTGTGCCGATATTTTTGCCTTGGTGGACAGACCCGCGTCGTACTAAGGAATGGTATGAAGAAACCAAGCGGGCACTGCCCAACAAGTATATGCAGGAGTATCCTTCTTCTCCTGAAGAGGCTTTTAGTGCTGGTGAAGGCACTGCATTCCCCGAATTTTCAACTGAAATACATGTTTGTGATGATTTCAAGCCACCTGATCATTGGCGCAGGTGGATGGGGGCTGATAACGGCTATACTGACCCGTTCGCATGGTATTGGTTTACAGTATCCGAGGATGGGCAGGTGTTTATATACAGGGAATATACCAGAGAACACGATGAACCGAAGATTACTTACAGTGAGCAGGCTAAAAAAGTAGTTGAACTGTCCACTTATACCCGTGTTGTTGATGGAGAAGAGGTTAAAGAGCGTGAACCGATTGATTTTATCTCAATTGGGCGTGATGCCTGGAATACCCATCATCGGGACGAAAAAGGGAAAACCCTAATTGATCACTACCGTGATGGGGGGTTATACGGGTTTGTCCCGGCAGTAACGGACAGAAGGCTCAGAAAAGCCGTTTGGCATGAATACTTAAAGCCTTATATGGATGAAAACACTGGCAAAATGACTGCCAAACTGCAAATATGCCGTTCCTGCAGGAAACTAATAGAAACGCTGCCGCAACTTGTGGTTGATGAAAAGGACGTGGAGAAGGTTGCCGATTGCGCGATAGACCATTGGTATGACGGCGCAGGCTATGGCCTTATTGCACATCATGTAGGGGCAACCAAGCCTCTGCCGGAAAAGGTACCTTTGATCCGGGCACATAAGGATAAATTAGCTAAAAGGGGGCGTATAAAGCGCAGATTGACCTGATTCTTTATGTGTAGGGGTGATGCCCGATGAATTTTCGCCGACGTATGGCTAAAAAAGAAAAACAGACTGTGGTTGAGAAGTACAAAAAGGTGTATACGGGAGAGTTTGTAGTCATGGGCAATCGAATTAAGCCGGATGGGTCGTTGGACTATTACGTCATTTATCATCCAGACACCCGGCGTATGGTGAGGTTTTACCCATGATGATGGTACAACCGGGCCGAATCTTCGCCCGGACAGTAGACGAGGCCGTCCTGGCACTCCGGGATAAGTACGGCGACGGGCGTCTGGTTATCTATCCAGCGCATACCCAACCACGCTGGAGTAAGGGGCTTACCTGGTATGAGTTTTATGTTGTGTTGGGGGGTGATTCATATAGATAGGTGGCTTAATCAGATAATCTGCGGTGACTGCCTTGAAGTTATGAAGGAGATACCCGACAAATCGGTTGATATGATACTGTGCGACCTTCCCTACGGAACAACGGCTTGCAAGTGGGATACGATAATACCTTTTGAACCCTTGTGGGAGCAGTATAAGCGATTGATTAAGAGCAATGGGGCAATCGCATTAACTGCAAGTCAACCGTTTAGCTCGGCGTTAATAGCAAGCAACATGGATATGTTTAAGTATTGTTGGTATTGGGAAAAGCCGAAAGGTGCTAATTTTTCCGCAGTTAAATGGCAACCATTAAAGGTTATCGAAGAAATTGCAATATTTTCAAATGGGGCTTGTACTTTTGCAGGTGAAAAAGCTTGTTATCTCAAGTTTAATCCGCAACGTATTCCTTTAACAAAGCCATACAAGAGAGATTTTAGAAGGAATAAAAGCAAGAGTGAAACAACTTTTTTGCATAACCAAAATGCGGGAGAAGTGGAATATACGCACTTACATCCAAGAAATTTATTATATGCCTCTACTGATGGTGACGGCAGAGTTCACCCAACTCAAAAACCTGTAGCACTCTTTGAATACCTAATACGAACATACACCAACGAAGGTGAGATAGTCTTAGATAACTGCATCGGTTCAGGCACGACTGCGGTGGCCGCCATCAACACAGGGCGGTTTTTTATTGGCATAGAGAAGGAACCGAAGTATGTGGAGATAGCACGAAGGCGAGTAGCACAGGCGCAGATGCAACAGAGTCTTTTCGGGTAAAGAGGGGTGATGCCCTGATGACTCCTGTTTGAATGCCAGGAACACAAATATATGGGTCGAGGCTAAGAGTATTGTTGTGCGGGGGGGTGGTAGGTTGCTGACACCTGAAAAATATGTTGAGATATACAAGCAAGTTGGCTCAAAAAATGGTGTTGCACGGCATTTAGGCAGGGATGCTCGCAGTTTACGGCGGTTTGTCAAGCGAAATCAGGCCCGAATAGACGAATTGTTAGGAAATGCGCCGACGGTGGCTGAAGTAAAGCCAAAGAAGGAGCAGGTGATTGACTTACATAAGGCCGTCTTAAAACTGTTGAACAAGAACAACAAGCCGATAGATGAATTGGCTAAACACTTGAAAATATCCCCACGAGTATTGACCGCAGTAATTGAGGACATAAAAGAACAGGGTTATGTTGTTGAAGCAGTTGGAGGAATTCCGATTCTGCGCAAAGAGGTAGAGTTGGAGAGCAATGTATATAAGAGTAATTGGAACGGGGATAGGATTCTCCGTTTTGGTTTATGTGGGGACAACCATAGTTCTTCAAAATATACGCAGATAACGCACCTGCACTCATTTTATGACTTGTTGGTAAGTGAGGGGGTAACAAAGGTTTATCATGTCGGGGACATAGATGAGGGTGAGGACATGCGGCAGGGACACAAATACGAGTGTTACCTGCAAGGTGCAGATGAGCATGTGGCAGAAATAGTTAAGAATTACCCGTCCCGTCCCAATATAACAACAGAGTTTATAACGGGGAATCATGATCATTCTATACTTAAAAAGGTTGGTCACGATATAGGCAGAGCAATAGCGAATGAAAGGCCCGACATGAAATATCTTGGGCAAAACTGTGCTTTAATTAGTTTGACGCCTAATTGCACCCTGGAATTGAGGCATCCTAGCGATGGTAGTGCTTATTCTCTGTCATATAAAACTCAAAAAATGATAGATGCAATGCAGGGTGGAGAAAAGCCTAATATATTGGCTGTTGGGCATTACCACAAGGCAGAGTATTTGTTTTACAGGAACATTCACACATTCCAGGTTGGCACATTTCAGGCTCAAACACCGTGGATGAAGAGCAAGCAAATATCGGCTCATGTAGGCGGTTGGATTGTTGAGATTCATGTTGATGATGAAGGCACGATAACACGGTGTAAGGG